ATTACAGACCAGTAATTCCATTACAGACCAGTAATTCCATTACAGACCAGTAATTCCATTACAGACCAGTAATTCCATTACAGACCAGTAATTCCATTACAGACCAGTAATTCCATTACAGACAAGAATACCAGAGAGGGGGTAGTAGACCCTATAAAATTTGAAAATGATTTTCAGTTTTTTTTATAAGAGAGGCTGTTTAAATGGTTTCGTTATTTATATTTCATCGTGATTTGCGTCTTGATGATAATACTGCACTGTTAGAATGTATAAAGAATTCTACACACGTCATACCTGTCTTCATATTCCCTCCAGAGCAGATTGATTCCAAAATAAATAAATATTTTTCTCATCCGGCTGTTCAATTTATGATTCAATCTCTTATTGACCTGAATCAGCATCTTCACAAATATGGATCACAGTTATATATGTTTAAAGGTAATACTATTGATGTTTTAAAAAATATACATAAACAAATACAATATACTCAAATTTATAGTAATCGTGATTATTCTCGGTATGCAGTAAAACGCGATAAAGAAATATCAGATTGGACTAATTCGAGCACTACTATTGAATATAAAGATGAACAGGATTATGATTTAATTAATATGGAAGAAGCTGACGGAAAAGTCTACAAAGTTCTGTCTCCATATTATAAGAAATTCGCTTCAGGAACTTTCCATGTCCGAAAACCGATTTCTTTCCCTAAAAATGTAGCTATTTTTTCAAAGACAAAACTTCATGGAAATCTCTCTTCTTCGGATATCCTTCATTTCTTTACAGAAAATCCAAATATTAAAGTCAAAGGTGGTCGCATTTCCGGTGGAGGACTTGCTATTCTAGAACGTATCCGCCATAAAGACTTTAAAGATTATAAGAAAGAGCGCGATTTTCCCGCGATTGAAGGTACAACTCGTGCTTCTGCATATCTCAAATTTGGCTGTATAAGTGTTCGCGAAATGTATTGGGCATTGCATGAAGTCGGTGGGAATGATCTTATACGTGAACTTGTCTTTAGAAGTTTTTACTATAGAATTTATGCAAATAATCTAGATCTTCTGAATGGTAAAGCATATCATGATAAAGTTGATAGTAAAATACCATGGGAAACAAATAAAAAATATTATGATGCTTGGAAAACGGGGAAAACAGGGTTTCCACTTTCGGATGCTGGGATGAGACAGCTTATAGGTGAAAACTGGGTTCATAATCGTGTAAGAATGTTAGTCGCAAATATAGCTACAAAGTATCTTCTTCTGGACTGGCGAGAATGTCTGAAATATTTTTATCAAAATCTTGTTGATGCCGATATTTTCAGCAATACTGCTGGATGGCAATGGGGATCTGGTATAGGTGTCGATTCTACACCATATTTCCGTGCTCCATTCAATCCATTTATACAATCTAAAAAATTCGATAAAGATGCTGAATATATTAAACGATGGATTCCAGAACTCAAAGATGTCGCCGCGCGAGACATTCATAATTGGGGTGACCCGAAAGTACGCGCGAAATATCCAGATTGTAAATATCCACCGCCACTCGTAGACCAGAAAGAGGCTTCACATAAAGCGATTCGTGTTTTTAAGGCTGCTGCGAGTGGGTAGAAGCGGTAAAAGTCCGCTGTTTATTTTCTGCGGTCAAAATAGAACAACGGAGAATGGGGTCTAATACCGGGGGTCCATTTGATTATGATTATGATATAGTATTTGACGATGATTATGACGAAGGAGACGATGGACCTGTTCTTGATGCTTTTTTGGCATCGTTGCAGCCTTTGCCGCCTGATATAAATATAAATGATATGCGCGCATTTATTATAGATAAAGCTAATAATTTATCAAATATAATAAGAATTGAGAATGGTATTCATCATATATCACAAGTGATACATTATAGCGGATACAGAATAAAGATTGAATTGGATAATAGTGATTGGGAAACACCTGAAGAAATGATTTCAGCTACAAGTGCAATATCGAAAATATCGCCAACGTATAGACACGATAATATTTCAATCCATTATATACCAAAGAAATTCGGCTTTGTTAGTATAGTTTGAGAAGAGTGTTATCAGATTATAAAGAGTAATATCGATAAAACACAAGTGTTCCATTACGATCATGTTTCTAGACCATTGTGGTTTGATAATTTTTATATTTTTTATTAAATTTACCGGTGCAAAAAGTAATATAGATGTTAACATCGTTATATTTCAATAGTGCAATTATAACAATATTATGGGCGATTGCTCCTATAGTACAGAAAATTTTATTGAAAGAATTTTCCCCTGCAGTAATTATGATATTATTTTCGGGAATGTATGCTTGTTGTACAGTAGTTTATGCGATTTATAAGCGAGATGAAGTTGCGAAAGCATTACCAAAAATAGATTTGAGAGTATTTACATTATTGCTAATATCTGGTGTATTTTCTGGTTTCTTGGCGAATCGATTATATTATATAACATTAAAGGATTATTCTGCGAGTGTCGTAACGGCAATAACAGCAGTATATCCATTAATAACTGTACTTTTGGCATATTTACTATTATCTGAAAAAATAAACTTAGTGACGGCTTTTGGTATTGTTTTTATATGCATGGGTATCGCTATGATTGGATATGGTGATTACTATACAGATGTAGAACCATATAGAAATGATTAAAAAAAATAAATATAATATAGTAGTAAAATGGGTCAATCTTCTGCTATTATGAAATCTAAAAGCAAGGACAAAAGCAAGGACAAAAGTAAAGATAAAAAAATAAATAGAAAAAAACGCGGAGGCGCTGGCGTTATTACAAAAGAGTCAGATATAAGTGATTATCAACCACCGAATCTTCCAATATTTGCTTTATCTGATTCATATAAAGGAAGTCATGGTTTTATGTATCCAAAAAATTCATTAAAGTTAATTGCATATGGAGAACCACGTGGTCCAATTACTATTGAAGAAAAACCAATTGGAATCGAAACTAGAATCGTTGTTTATGGTATAAGATATTTAATTGAAAATTATATTAATAAACCCATGACTACAGAACATTTTCTTTTAATAAAAAAGTTTTTTGAAGAACACGGAGGAATATTTGGTAAATATCCCTTTTTAGAGAAAAAATTTAAAGATTTAATAGGTAAAAAAGCACCTATTAAAATTTATGCACTCGAAGAAGGTACAGTTATTTTACCTCATACACCAGTGTATAAAATTGAAGCAGAAGGAGAATATGCTCCATTTGTTACTTATTTTGAAACATTATTAACGATGATTTGGTATCCAATGTCTGTAGCAACTTTAAGTAAATGTTGTCGCGATAGCATAGAAGCTACTTTTGAAACAATTAAAGTACCTGAAAAATCACATTGGTATATAGACTTTATGCTTCAGGATTTTGGTTTTAGAGGATGTACATGTGTAGAACAAAGTATAATTGGCGGAGCAGCACATTTATTAAATTTCAAGGGTTCTGATACTATGTCTGCATCATTTTATACGCAATTTTATTTAAATAACGGTATAAATACAGCCGAATCTATCCCTGCAAGTGAACATAGTGTAATGACATCATATAAAACTGAAAAGGAAGCTATGGTAGAGATTATGAAAGAATTTGGACACAGACTTTTTGCAATGGTTATGGATAGTTATAATTATGAATATTCATTAACACGTGTATTCCCTAGTGCTTTACAAGAATATTTAAATTATTTAGGAACTAGCCCACCTCCACCTCCTCCTGCCTCTCTTTCGCAAAATACCAATGATCATGAAGAACTGCCACAGACTGCACAATTGCCAAAAATTTTAGGACGTCCAACTACTGCAAGTACTTTAAGAGACGCCTATAATAGTAGTGTACTAAAAGCACAAAATACTAGACTTGCTAATAATAATGTTATATCTAGAGGTAGAGGCGGTGGTTCTGATAATATCACATTTTATCCTATAAATATTGGTGGTAAACCTTTTGAAAAAGAAAATCGATTAATTTATAGTTTAGGAAATAGTAATCTTCTTCCTGAAAAATTTAAAATTGTTTTCCGCCCAGATTCAGGAAATCCTTATATTGCTGTAATTCAAGCTTTAGAATCAGGATTACGTATATTTGGTATCGATGAAGCGAATAGTCATATTAATGGTAGTATGAAATATATTGCAGTTAAAAATGCAGGTGTTATTCAAGGCGATGGAATAAATGTATTTACATTAAGATGTATTTTAAAAGTAATTACTGGTCAAGAAATTACTGAACCTGATAGAAACTCTATTGGAATAAAGAAGACAGAAGAACTTGATGAAGCAATAAAAATGATGGAAAAATTAACAAATAACGAGTGGGCATTTTCACCATTGTCAGTAGCATTTGGGATGGGAGGCGGACTTCTTCAGAAAATTAATCGCGATACAGTAAATTTTGCTACAAAACTATGCTATGCACGACTTGAAGGAGAAACTGGGCGTAATATTATGAAAGATCCAGTTACAGACCCTACAAAACGTTCACTTCCAGGAGATTTAAGTGTATACGTCGATGAAAATGATAATAATACTCCAAAAACGTATCCTAAAGATTTGTATGATGGACAGAAAGAAGATATGTTAAAATTAGTATTTGATGGAACCGCAGACGGAATGAAGGACGAAATATTACTTAAACCTTTTGATACTATTCGCAATAACGTAAAAACTAACTGGAAAAATTTAGTTTCTGTATCATCTAAAATTAATGCAACAGAATTTCCAAAAAATTATAAAAAATTACAATATGGAATTAGTAAAGAATTAAAAAAGCTCCAAGACCAAAAAGGAGCCGAAAATGCGAAATCTATTAATGAAGCAGGAAAAAGCCATGTTCAATATATTGAAATTGAAAATATCAAATCTATTGATCTTACAACTCAAACAGATCAGCTTTCAAAAGCATTGTCGCCAGCCAAGCAATCAGGTGGTAAATCTCATCATCATCGTCGTCGCCCAAATAGTGCTCCCGTGAAAACGAAATCCAAGTCACGCAAGAACTAAAATGATATAAGGATTTGAATATTGTCTATATATAGTTAGTATTCTCTAACTGCATGCAATAGGGGGCATATAGGATAATTGGATAATCCGCCAGCCTTCTAAGCTGGAAATTGCGAGTTCGACCCTCGCTATGCCCGTGATATAGTTTTATTTTTTATAAGATTTTTAATCATAAAATCGCCTTTCCCTTCATTATTGTTATATCCCAATTTTTCATAATATCCTTTTGCGCCTTGACCAGATATTACACTTATTTTTGGATATCCGCACTGAATCGCAATTTCTTCTGCTTTTGCCATGAGTTTTTTACCAATCCCGCGATGCTGATTACTTTTTAAAGCAGACGTTACGCTACTGCCGCCATCAATACTGACAGGGCGCATTTCAGAATATACATGAAGTTCACGAATAAGCGCGGCATCTTCTAATTCAGGGAATATCTTATGCATCTGATTTATTTTGCGAACAAGTCGCAAACGTGTAAAACCATACAGTGTCTTTTTATCTGGTGTTTCGCAACTTATGAAATATTCTGTATCAAATGACGCATTATATTCACGTACTACTATAATTGTATTATCTTCATTATATTCGATACCGTTTTTTACTTCGCGACACCGAATACATTGGCACGATATTCCTGAACTCTGCATTTCTTCTTGGATATATTGACGCATATTTGAATGATAATCCTCTTGTGCAACATAATCGCCGCATATATCTCGAATACATCTATTTAGACGTATCCATGGAAATATTACTGATTTCACTTTATACAGAAGATTAAACAAATCATCATTCGAATAAGGGATATATGTACCTTCATGATACCATTTCTGAATTTCAGTAAAAGGTGTAATAGTTGTAGGATATATCTTCCATTGATCTACCTGAAATTCACAATATCGCAAATCCCATTTCTCATAAGCCACACTATCCTTACCATCCCCGCGTGTAGCAGGATATGTATAGTTATATTTATATTTCTTAGAATAGACTCCCAATAATTTATCAAACATATATTCGTCTTTTTTTATATCACTTCCTGGAAGATTTGGCATAAAATGGGCATCAATTTTATATCCACAGTTTTTTAGCATTTTAATAGCCGCAATTGTAATAGCAGTCGGACAGCGTCTATTTATAGTATTTAGAATACTATCATCAAGATGTTGTATTCCTAATTGTACACGTGTGCATCCATACCTTCTGAATCGTATAATCTCTTCGCTGTTTATTGTATCTGGACGAGTCTCGAGAGTTAGACCAATAACTTTACAGGTTGCGCTTTTATTTATATATTTTTCATATTCAAGTGACTCTCGGTCACGTATTATTATTTCTGCAATCCATTTATTATTTTCAATATTACCAAGTACAACATTTTTAATATGGTCAGTAAATGTATTTGCTGCATAATATATATCTCGAATGTATTCTTCACGATATTCAATAGGATACGATGTCCACGTTCCACCGAGAACAAGTATTTCAAGTTTATCAATATCATGTCCAGTTAAATAAAGGGCTTCCATGCGAATATACATCTGACGCACACAATCAAACTCTTCGCGATTCGCCCGCAATACTCCTGGTTCGCCCTTCAAATAACTGCGCGGTTGTCCTGGTTCATTTGGACAATAACTGCAATTAAATGCACATGAGAATGATTGTTTAACAGTTTCGCCACATGCATTTATATAACTCGGTTCAGGTGAAGTAAATATAGTAATAGAAAGAATACCCGAATGACTTCTTCCAGGCTTAATCTTCAATATATCTTTCATTTTTCGATGGTCTTCTTCATTATACTTTTGTTCATTATGATAAATAATAAGAAATATAGTATATAAAAATGAATTCTTGTGACTATAACTATATATTTTTTTTAATCTTGCAAAAGATACTCCTTTCAATAAACTGTCAATCATAGGAACATATTTAATAACGTCAGCATCATTTGGTTTTGGAAATTTCTTGGCAATATGTGCGTCAAATTTATCACTTATAGCTTCGATATCAAGTATCCTATCGGTCCTATCGGTCCTATCGGTCCCATCGGTCCCCGATGCAGGAAAAGAGGAACACATGTATTTTATATGCTTTTAAGATTAAGATAAACCAAAAGAATATAAAAATCATTTTTTATTTATCTTATTTATCTTTATCTTTATCTAAAATGAATTATCTATACCATCACCAATAATATTTACACCTTCTGCGACTCCTGCAACTGCGGCAACACCTTTATAATTCCATACAAAATATAACCAAACCCATGTACCTATCAATATAAATACTCCTAGAATTATTAAGCCCCAACCAAGTGCCTTGGGTGGCGGATTATTTGATACTGTCGTTGTAGTTGTTGTTGTAGTAGTAGAAGACGGCTCGGTAACTGGAGGTGTA